GTTATTTGCCCAAAACAAATCAATTATAAAATTTTATACCTACTAAGGAGAGTTTAAATGGCCGAAAAAATTATTTCCCCCGGAGTATTTACAAAAGAAATAGATCAATCATTTTTACCAGCAGCAATTGGAGACATAGGAGCTGCTGTTATAGGTCCAACTGTTAAGGGACCAGCATTAATACCAACTGTAGTTGAAAGTTTTGGAGATTACGAACAAAGATTTGGATCTTCATTTAGAAGTGGAAGTTCAGGTGGTAGTTATGTTCAATATTTAACATCTCATTTAGCTGCAGAATATTTTAGAAATGGTTCAATAATGACTGTAGTTAGGGTTATGGATGGTAGTTATTCTCATGCATCTGCGGCTGTTGTAACTGCTTCTGTTGACAGTGCTGGAGGTGACTTATCTACTACTGGTTATGCTACTGCATCCAGTTACTCAGATTATGATTCTGATTCAACTGCAATAGCTTTTAAACTACATACACATGGTGACGGTGCTATTATGAATAGTGTTAAACCTACTGGAGGTGGTATTGAAGGTGCAACTGAAGATGCTGGAACTTATGATGCATTAAACTCAGGGTCTGCTGATAATTTAAGATGGGAAATAACAAATAGAAATACTAGAAAAGGAACTTTTACTTTATCAATTCGTAGAGGTGATGATACACAAAGAAGAAAACAAGTATTAGAAACTTGGAATAATGTTTCATTAGATCCAAATGCAAATAATTATATTGCAAAGATAATTGGTGACACAAATCTTGAAATTGCTGGTACAGTAAATGAACCTTATATTCAACCATCTGGAACTCATCCTAATAAATCTAAATATGTTTATGTTGAAGTACTAAAGAAAACTCCTACCTATCTTGATACTAATGGAGAAGTTTCTGCTTATAATATAAATGGAGCTCATATGTCAATGAGTATACCACCAATTATTAGTGGTGGATTTGCTGATGCTTCAAATGGTTGGGCTGGTTTTGATTCTACTGGTGAGTTTGCTCATGATTCATCAAATAGTCAAACATTTTATAATTGGTATGAGAATATAGGAGACTATACTCAAGGATATAGACCAAATGACAGTAGTAATAACGCTAGAGGATATGATGGATATGTTAAAGCAATTAACTTATTAAAGAATCAAGATGAATATGATATTAATTTATTATTTATGCCTGGTATTGTAAAAGATAATCATGGAAAAATTGTAGATAAAGCTATTGATATGTGTGAAGAAAGAGGTGATTGTTTTGTTGTAATTGATCCATGTGTATATCAATCTGCACTTACAACAGCAACTACACAAGCTGAAAGTCTCAACTCAAGTTATGCAGCAACTTATTGGCCTTGGGTACAGATGAATGATAATCAAGTTGGTACACCAAGATGGGTGCCACCTTCAGTCGCTATAGCTGGTGCTTATACTTTTAATGATAAGGTAGCTCATCCGTGGTTTGCTCCGGCAGGTTTAAATCGTGGGGGTCTTGATACGGTAATACAAGCAGAGAGAAAATTAACTCACGGAAATCGTGACACATTGTATGATTCAAATGTAAATCCAATAGCAACATTTCCTGGTCAAGGAGTCGTAGTTTGGGGTCAGAAAACATTACAGAAGAAACCTTCAGCATTGGATAGGGTTAATGTAAGACGACTATTAATCAAAGTTAAGAAGTTTATTGCTTCAAGTTCTCGTTTCTTGGTATTTGAACAGAATAATGCTCAAACAAGAGCTAGATTCCTAAATATTGTAAACCCATATTTAGAACAAGTACAATCTAACAGTGGATTAAATGCATTTAGGGTTGTTATGGATGAAACAAATAATACACCAGATGTTGTTGATAGAAATATATTGTATGGTCAAATATTTGTTCAACCAACAAGAACTGCTGAGTTTATTGTATTAGACTTTACTGTTCAACCAACTGGCGCTACGTTCCCAGAATAATAGGAGAAGATAATTGGCAGAGAAAATAGTTTCCCCCGGAGTATTTACTAAGGAAATAGATCAAACTTTTTTACCAGCAGCGATAGCAGATATTGGTGCGGTAGTTGTGGGTCCCACTGTAAAGGGACCTGCTATGATTCCTACGGTTGTAAATTCTTATGGTGAATTTCAAGAAAGATTTGGATCTTCATTTGAAAGTGGATCAGATTTTTATCAATATTTGACATCACATGCAGCTAAAGAATATTTAAAAAATGGAAGTCCTTTAACTGTTGTTAGAATTCTTGCTGGAAGTTATTCTCATGCATCTGCAACGATATCATCTTCTATTGATCCATCTTTTATTGGTGGTGGGGTACAGTCTACTGGTAGTTTTACAATAGAAGAAGGAAACATTGGTGGTGCTGGTGGAGATATAAATACTCTTGCATCTATGAGTATAGGTGGTGTAAATTTTATAATAACGGGTAGTAATGAGTACACTAATTCATCTACAACTATACATGTTTACTCTGGTTCAGGAACTCCAACAACATTGGCAAAAGAATTTTCAGATGTTATTGGGGTTAGTGCATCTTTACATGGATTACCTATTAGTGCTAGTTCTTTAGGTGCTATAGTAGGGTTAACATCAAGTTATGCTGGTAGGATGCATGGAAATGATGGGTTTAGTATACAAATAGGTTCTCAGATTAGTGGAACATTAGATATAACTTCAACAGATGGTTCTACAACTGATGCTGAAGCTTCAGCCACAGGATTATCATCATCATTTTCAAGTGTAAATCAACTACAAGGTGGTCGTGATGCCAATAATGAGTTAGTCAACACACCATTTAAGTTACATACACTTTCTCATGGTGATATATTAAATAATAGTGGTAGTCTTGGAAAAAATAGTAAATTGAATAATGGGTTAAATAATAATTTAAGATGGGAAATAGGATCTGTTAATAAAAATAAAGGAACATTTACAGTACTAATTAGAAGGGGTGACGATACAGAAAATAAAAAACAGATACTTGAAACTTGGAATAATGTTAATTTAGATCCAAATAGCTCTAAATATATAGCTAAAGTTATTGGTAATCAATATTTTACAATGAATGGTAGTGGAACGGATGAACCATATTTAACAACCACAGGTGGTGATTACCCACAAAAATCAAAATATGTAAGAGTTGAAGTTCTTAAAAATACCATAGATTATTTAGATGTTAATGGTAATGTCAGAGTACCAGCAGCCAGTGCATCTTTACCATCTTTTCAAAGTGGTTCAAATAGTGGTTCTTTTGGTGGATCATTTGATGGTGGTGCTAATGGTGATATAAACCATCCACAAAGTTTTTATGATAGCATAGATTCTGTATCTAATATGCAAGGAATGAATTTAACAGTTGGACAAACAGGCCAACAAGCATATGTAGATGCTTTAAATATGTTAAAAAATCAAGATGAATATGATTTCAATCTAATGTTATTACCTGGAGTTCTTGGTGATACACATACATCAGTTATTACTAAAGCTATTGAAGTTTGTGAAACTAGAGGAGATTGCT